TGCAGGAGTTGTGCAATTGGCAAGTAGAGTTCGCCAATGCTGGCTACCAAAAGTTTTACTGGGCTATCAAAGAGTGTTTATATCAATTGTATAGTGTTGTCATGGTCACGCAGAAACGCGAATATGAGGAAGTGGAAGAAGAACAGCAGATACCTATGGAAGCAGCAGAAGAATTTATGCAGCAAGCAATCGAAAATAAGGTTGATATATTAGAAGTTGCTGAGGGTGAAATGGTTGATCCACAAACAGGGCAACAAATACCCTGCTACAACGTTAAAATTAAATATACTAAGCTAACCAAGAACTACCCATTGATTGAGAATGTCCCATCAGAAGAATTGTTTTGGACACCTGGCGCAAAGATGCTCAAAGATAGCGAGGTAGTAGGGCGCAGAAAACAAGTTACTATTGACTACCTAGTTAGGAATATCAAAAAGAGACAACTTGACGGCACATACACTGGTATGTATGACAAGAAAGCTGTCATGGAGTTGGCTAATAGCGGATCATCTAGCACATCAGACGATCTATTGGATGAAGCAAGAGACAACGGCAGCAATGTTGATGATACCTATTCGCTTGACGATCCTAACCGTAAAGTATGGATAAACGAGTGTTTTTGTAAAGCTGATATAAACGGCGATAAAATGCTTGAAGATTGCATAATGACTATTGTTGAAGAAGGTAATATATTCATCAGATATGAGGAGAACGAAGATGGTTTTCCTTTTTGCGTTTTAAGCCCTGTATTCGATCCGTATTGCATCGTTCCGTCTGTGAGTGGCATAGATAGCCTAGGTCAATGGCAAGACCTTCTCACGGCGATTATACGCCTTACAGTGCAGAATCTAGCGGTGAATAACAATCCTCAGCAACTTTGCAATAGTGCTGCATTTGTAGACTTTAATCAAGTGCTTGATGGTGACCAATTTATAGAGATAAACGGATTACCAAATGAAGCTATGATGCCTACTGCTCAGATACCACTAGCCCCTTACACATTGCAATTAATAGAAATGGTCAAGGGCTGGGGTGAAGAATCTAGCGGTATAAATTCATACAATCAAGGGTTAGATTCATCCACAATGAACAAAACAGCTACAGGTATTACAGCGTTGATTAGCCAAGGGCAGGAAGTATTGACTTTGATCTTGCGGAACATCAGCGAAGCAGGATTAAAAGACATATTCATGCGGATGATCTTTTTAAATCAGAAGTACATTGACGAAGATCAGGTTGTGCGGTTGACAGGTAAAGATATTGTAGTAAATAAAGACAACCTAAAGGGTGATCTTGACTTTGTTGTTGAAGCTGGATTGGGTGCAGGCATCAGAGAAACAGATATAAAAAATATGACTTCTGTTGTTGAGCGCATGCCTTTGCTTATACAAGGTGGTATTGCTACCAAAAAGAACGCTTATGAAGCTGAAAAGAAGCTGTTTGAGTTAATAGGCATAAAAGATCCTACGCCATACTTGACAGAACCACAAGAGCAAGAAGAACCGCCAGTGCAACCAGTAAGCGAATCGTTAAGGCTAGATTTCAACACAATGCCAATACCTGTCAAGATTCAAATACTTGCTAAGAGTGGGATAACCGCGACACCACAAGATTTTATCGAGCAAATGCAGATTGAAGCACAAATAAAAGCGCAGGAAGAACAAGCTAAACAACAAGCCGACATGCAAAAGACTGTTATTGATGCTCAGATACAAGATCATCAAGCTGACAAGCAACATCAACATGGTATGCAATCGGCGCATATGAATAATACGGCTAGAGAAAGGCAGGAGTTAGTACGTGGACAAATCGCAAGAGATAATCAGCAAAGGGATACTAGCCAAGGAATGCCTGGAATACCTGGACAGCAAATTTGATAAGATCAGGACTGATATATGGAAAGATGTAATAATGTCGCCTGAACAAGCAATAACAGCACATTATAAGCTGTTGGCATTAGCTAAAGTTAGTATGTCGTTAAATGCTGATATTAACAATGGGAAAACGGCGAATAAAATTTAAGGAGGTGATCCTTATCTAAGTGGTGCTAATCACTCCACAAATATGGTATTTAGGCAACTTTAACAGGTTGCCTTTTATAATGCCCTGGCGCAGTAATGCAGGGGCAAATAAATAAAATAACAGCAGATGGCGGCTATACAGTCTGCATAGGAGAGATAAACAATGTTAGAAAAAAGAACAAACGGATTTAACCTTCAACTATTTGCCGAGGAGTTAAGTATTGATGATGCAGTAAACATCATGAATGGCACAGAGGTTGCGGAATCTGCCGATGTAGTAGAAACAGAACAGGTTGAACAGGTAGAGGAAGTAGTCGAAGAACCTGCAACGGAGGAAGTAGAACAGGAGGAAGAACCTGTAGTAGAGGATGCTCCTGCCGTAGATTACAACCTAAAAGTTAAATTCAAGGCTAACGGACAAGAACAGGAAAAGACGATTCAAGACCTTATTAATGAAGCGCAATTAGGAAGTAATTATAATCAAAAAATGCAGGAGCTAGCTAATCAGCGTAAAGCTTTTGAAACTTCATTACAACAGCAACAGGCACAACAAAAGCCTGATCCTGCTAAAACCTTCGAGGACTTAAACAACGAGGTTACAGCAAGGGCTATGAAGATGCTAGGTATAACTGATGCAGAAGAGTTTACGCCTGATGCAATGGGTATCATGGGCAACAAGGTACACTTCGCGGCATATCAACAAGCACTAGCCGACATTCAACAGGAGAAGCAATCCGCTAACTATACGCAACAACAAGAGCGAATGGTAGAAGAAAACTATTACGCTACTGTTAATACTTTTAATTCAGAACCGGACTTTGCCGAGGTGAACAAGTTTGCTGTTGATTCTTTATTCCAGCTACCACAAAAAGGAGCAGAAGGAGTTAAAGAGTTTCAAAAATTGTATGGCATTTACCAAAAAACACAACTCAGAGAACAACACTGGCAAGAAACACAGCAGTATGGGCGCAGTAGCGTTAAGTTAGTGCCGTTCACGCCTGCAGAGGTTAAAGAGTTAGAGAAGTTTTACAATGGTTGTAAGGCTGAATACCATGCTAAACAAGTAAAAGCGCAGGTTAAAACACAAGTGCCAAAGAGTGTGCCAATACGAACCACTGTAAAGGTAATGGAAACAGGCAATAACGACGCACAAGCCCCTAAAAAGGTTGACTTTAAAAAGATTCGTGACATGGATATTGACGAGATAGCGAAGATGCTATGAAAATAAAAAACGAAAGAAGGAATATATAAATGAAATTTGATTTACAATTATTTGCTAGAACTGGTGTAGAAGGTGCTTATGCTGCCGATTCTAAAGGAGTTAACCCCGAAGATTACCACCAAATTATCTTGAACACTACCCCAAAATCGACAGTGTTATTCAGTGATTTGGGCGATGGGGACGATATTAAAAATATCGAGTATTCATGGGCTGTAGAAAGTTTAGAAGCCCCTGAGTATAACGCAGTAGCGGAGGGTGCAGATGTTACTGTAGTTGGTCACGCCTTGCCTACACGTATTAAAAATTATACCCAATTAATGGACAAAGGGTACATGATTACCACTACCGAGCAGGCTGTTGCTGAAAAAAGCGGTACTGGAACAGATATTAAAAAACGTATGATTCAAGCGGCTCTTGGTATGAGACGTAACACTAATAAATCATTATACGAAAATGCAACGGCCATTTGTCATGCAGAAGGTACTGCTGGTAAATTTGGTGGCCTTGCTTATTGGTTCGATGCTGCTAACCCTCAAATCGCTAATCCGAATGTTATTGATGCAGGGAGTAAAGCTATTAGCGAAGCACACATTCTTGCAGGTATGCAGAAAGTATATGATATCCATGAGTTTGATAAATTGACAGGGTATTGCGCTTCTGTTACTAAAATGAAGATTGACAATTTTACTGGCGGTGCAGTGGTTAATAAGCAAAAAGCTGAAAAGAAAGCTGGTAACATCATTGATGTGTATGAAACATCCTGCGGTGATTTGATGATTAAGATTGACCGTCAAGCCCCTTCAACTGATTTCTATGCAATTGATACCCGTTATTATAATAAAGGGTTCTTACAGGACTTTAAAAACAAAACGAAGTCTGGTGATGACGGTAACCAACCTGCACACAAAATTGAAAAGTATGTTACATGGGAAGTTGGTCTTTTTGCTAAGAATCCACTTGCAGGGTTCCGTATTAAATCATTAGCGTAATTAACTAGGGAGGGTAAAACCTCCCTTTTATTGTGAGGTTAACATGTTAGTAGGCGAAGAATTAAAAAAACATAGTAACGGTGATATATATGTTCGCAGTCATTACAATTTTGACCACGTAGCGCAAGCTAATCACGATCTCAAAAAAGAGATTGGTAACGGCTTTACAGAGAAGCGTGAAATGCGACATACGGCAAGAATACCGCAAGAACTAGCAGACGTTGATCCGCTTGTAGCGCAAGCAATCGCAGGGGACAAGGTTTGCATGAAGCTGGCTATGGCTAAATACCCATTTATTAAGGTATGTACAGGTAATATATAGGAGGTAGATTTATGACACAACAAGTCTTTTTTAACGCTGATAAAAAACGCAATGTTCAGTCTGATGATATAGATATGATGGCCAAGGCTATGTCGGGAGATATGGCGGTAACAATTACACCTGCAACTGTTGATAGAGTAGCAGGGACTTACGCGATTAGCCGAGTGGTAACAGTAGCTTTGACTGATGCGCTAGGCAATCCGCATACATGGTTTAACAAGACTGTGACGAGTGCTTGCAGTGTTGGTGATGTATCAACAGCAGGTACGGCAGCTATTGCTAATACTACTTTGGTATTTGTCAATGGCGTAGCAACTAAAACTGTGACTGCTGCTAGTGCTGCATGGGCGGCAGATGATACTAATACGCTTACTGTCGCTGATTTAACTGTGTTAGGCGCAACAGTAACAGGCGGTACAAGTGTAGAGACAATAGTAGCTGCATAGGGGGCTTAAATGCTCCCTTTTTTCTATATAAAGGGCGGTGAAATATGAATACAGATAGTTTATTTTTATCTCTCAGATATAAACTTAATGAAAATGAGTTTAGTAATTACCAAATTACAGATGCTCTTAATTATGTGATGAAAGAGATTAATCGTGCATTAAGTGGAGTTACATCATCTTTAATCACAAAAGTTGTTAGTTTGGCATTGGTAAATAATCAAGCTACTTTGCCTAGTGATTTAGAAAGCATTATCCAAGTAACCGATAAAATATGTATCCCTTTTACCGATACGATAGATGCTTATACGTACCAAATAACAGGCAACACGATACAAGCACAAGGCGAGACGGTAACAATATACTACACAAAATCTTATCCTCAATACGTGTTTACTGATGTAATTACGCCTACAACAATAGATTTGCCTGTTAGCTTTGATAATATGCTTAGAGATAACATTATTAATTTACTAACAGGACAACCGACCAACATACAAGCGCAAACAATTAAACTTATTGCAAGTCGTGACGGTAAGAAAAGACCGCAACGGCTTATTTTTAATTTATAAGGAGGTTTAACATGACACCAGTGAGAGAAATAATTAAAACAACTCTATTAGGCGATATTGACGTAGTATTTGCTAACAGCGCAGCAGCTAACACAGTTGGCACAGGCACAGTGCAATACACAGTATCAACCGCAAGCGAATATAAGCTTGTTGTATATAATCCATCAACAGTTACTGACCTAACAGTAAAAGTGAAATGTGTACAAGAAGCGTTAAAGGGTAGTAATAGAGATAGTTTGCTTACCACCTTAACCTTTCCTAAAGGAGATACCACTGAGCAACTTATACATGGTATTGACGGTATTGTTAAGTTTATTTGTTCTAATGCCACAATTTTAGGCGGTTCAGATGGATTTACGGCAACAGTAAGATTGATTGAAATGTAGGTGATAGCGTGAAAAAGATACCTAAACCTACACGAAAAATAGTAATAAACCCCATTATAAGTCCATTAATTAATGTTGATGATGGTCTTATAATGGATGGTTTAGTAGCGTGGTATGATCCTGGCAGACAGATATTAGAAGGTACAACAGGACAACAACTACTTGATTATAGTGGTAATGGAAACCATGCCCAACTAGGCAGTACAGCAGGTGCAGATACGAATGATCCAAGTTGGAATAATGGGTTGAGTTTTGGTGGGGATGATTATTGCGTACTAACAGATAATGCTATGACAAAGCCAGATAACTTTACGATAATTACGGTAGTTAAACTTAATAACACAACATTTGCATCTAGACCTTGTTTTGGTTGGAGTACTTCTTCGGATTATGTACCTGCTTTTTACTTAAATACAGCAACAGGAAAAACAAAATTTATGGGCAACACAACAAATACATCTGTAATTGAGTATCCATTACAAGCAAGTGATTTAATACATAGGGTTATATCATTCGGCGTTAAAGGTAAGGAAATTGGTTCATTAACAACAGCAGAGTTATGGACAAACGGATTAAAGCAAACGCCCACAAATATTATTGATACTGGCACACAGCTTAATAAAAACACAGTACGTATTGGGTATGGCTATAGTGGTACATTAATGCAAGCAATGCAAACGCAATCAATGACATTGTTATATGATCGTGTTTTATTACCATCTGAACAAATATATACCTACAACTACCTCAAAAAATTAATGTCCCAAAGGGGGATAACAATATGATTGCAATAATGACAACCGAAGATTTCTACCTAGCATCCCCCTACCTTCCCAGCGAAACAGTACTAGGACAACCACTGATATCCACAGATGGCAGGTTTGCTGTGTGTCATCCGTTCGTCGAGGATGATGTGGCGTATCTTGTGGAACATGGCGCGGATATGTGCGAGGTATTGCCTAGTGATTTTATTTTACCAATAGAGGTGATTTAATATGCAAATAAGTGAGATTCATGCTCTAGCCTTAGAGTTGCTTAATTCTGATACGAGTGATTATGAACCTACTAAACTAATGTCGTATACAAATCCAGGCATATTATACATTAACAATATTCGAGTTGCCGCAAAAGATCCTGAGACAATCAAGCAAGTTATTATAACCACACCAATCATAAAACCAACAGATTTTTTAGGTTATTCTCCACCAACCGCAGCATTCCCGCTAGTAATTAATAATGGCATGATTGAACGTTCGCCTGGTGCTCCTCCTAGCGTTGTATTAAAGTACACTATCAAACCTGCAAGGGTTTCTAAACAAGCTGATATCTTTCCCTTGCCCGACGAATATGCTGATATGGTGGCAAGTTATATCCAACTCAGATTAAAACGTGGGAATGACGATGAAATATCATTAAAAGAAGATTTTGACATATTAGATCGAGAAACTAGCGCACTCGCTAAAGCTAAAGGAGGATAAAACATGGCAATAAAAGAAGTGTTTTCCCTCTCTAATTTAATGGGTGGCGAGTGCTTAGTTGGTACACCTGATAACATTCCTGACAATTGCCTACAATTAATGTTTAACATGGAGTATGCAGGGGAGATCCTTCAACCTCAAACAGTGCCAGGTGTGTTAAGAAAATACGATGCTTGGTATGCGGGCGAGGATATTTTCGGCAATGAAGATGATATATTCGGCAACGAGGAAGTAATTGCATTCCAAGACAGTGACCTTATTAAAAGAGGGCATTACGATTCTTTACATGATTGCATTTTAGTTTCCACAGGGATTGCATTGTATAAAATAGATAGCGATTTTAACAGAATAAATATTGGCGCATTAACAGGCACTTACGAACCGATATTTTGCAACTACGATAATAAAATATTAATTGCCAGTGGTGGGCAGATACAAAGCTTTGATGGTACTACACTAGCAACTTTAGAAGGTTCGCCACTTACTCACCATGTTAGTACTTGCTTTGGTCGCGTGAGAGCCTACAATATCCTATCTGATGTAATTAACTATTCTGCTATTGGTGATCCTGACGGATGGGTTAACGCACCGGCTGATATATCTTCCTCTCAGTTTGTCCAAATAGGTTACAAAGATGCAGGATTTATTACAAGCACAATGATGTTAAGCACAGATTTGATTGTATTAAAGTCAAGCGGTACACCTTACAGGGTAATTGGCGAGGATGATTTCAGCACTATTCGAGTTGTCGCAGCTGCCGAAAAAGTATACGCAGCAAACTATTATTCAGGGTTAACGGTTGGCAACAGGTGTTTTTTTATCGGCAAGGAAGGATTCGAAAGTTTCAGCACGGTGACTGCTTACGGTGCTGTTAAAGTAGATGAACCTTCCCCTGGACAGTTCGTGAACACCCGCCTAGCGTTAGATTCTGACGATTCAGCGCGATTGTGGCACGTTCCTACTCGTAAGCAAATTTGGGTTAAGGTGAGAAACGACAAGTTTATCTATATGTATCACTATAACCTAGTTGCTAACGGTGTTGCAGGGAGTTGGACACGAAGAAATTTCACCAATCAAATTAATGACGTTTTTACGAAAGGTAAAGACGTTTTTATTATTTTTGACGGCATGGTTGGATTGCTTGACGAAACAATTGATTTGGACGATGATGTGCCGATTATCAGCAAGATGATTACCAAGCGCAAAACACCTGTACAGAAAAAGTATGTTATTGGTTATCTTAAATACAAAAGCCAAAACCTCATTGCAGGGAATGCGGTATTAGATGTAAGCACGAAACAATATTCGCATACTCTTACAACGGGTGATAGCCCTGTATATGGCGATGATACACCTGTATTTGGCGATGATAGCCCTATTTATGGCGAAGAATATACAACTATCCGTAAAAACTTAAACAAAAGATGTGATTACCTTGAAGGTAAAATTATAGTAAATCGTGGCAGGATTGCAATACGTGACTTTATAGTTCGCGCAAAAGAAGTCAAGTATTGAGTTGTGGTAATATTTATGGTATAATTAAGTGTGAGATAGCCGTGGAGTTATAAACCACAGCGACAAGATATTCCGAGTATCTTCTCACTACAAAACAATTTTATACTCGGACTAACCGCTACTTTGTCGGAAGGTGGATTTTATTATGTCAGAAACTAAGAAGTGTACAATGTGTAAGCAGGAAAAAACTGCAACGACAGAATTTTTTACAAAATTAACAAGGGCTAAAGATGGATTGAACCAAGAATGCAAATCGTGTACGAATAGACGTACAGCCATCCGTAAAGAAAAGTATGGTGCGAAAGACCCGAATTACAAACCGGCTGTCAATGCAAAAGGTAGTAGAGAACACACAGTAGAAGATAATAAAACATGCACAAGATGCGGTTTATCTTTACCTGCTACATTAGATTATTTCCATCAGTCAAAACAAACTTGGGATAACTTATGTGTAGAATGTAAGTCTTGTATTAAAAATCGTGCTAAGAAATATAGAGAGTTGAATAAGGATATACTTAGAGAAAAAGACCGCATATATAAACTAAACAACAAAGAAAGAGCCTATCAAGTTCAAGTAGAATATTTTTTAAACAACAAAGAAAAATTAAATTCAAATAGGAGAATATACCTACGAGATAAACGAAAAAACGATATCAAGGTCAGTCTAAACGATAGAGTAAGGACGTATATGAGTAGAAGCCTTACCGCAAGTAAGCGCGGACTAGCTTTGGATAAAATCCTAGGTTACACTATTGGTGATTTAAAAACACATTTAGAGAGTTTGTTTTCTGATGGAATGTCGTGGGATAATCGTAGTAATTGGCACATAGATCACATTAAACCAATTTCAGCATTTAAATACACATCAATAGATGATAAAGAATTTAAAGCGTGTTGGAAATTAAATAACCTACGTCCATTATGGGCAAAAGAAAACATTTTAAAAAAAGATAGTTGGAGTCCTAAGCAAGAATATAAAAATGGAGATATACAGTTAGCACTAACTTTGTAGTTGGTGCTATTTTTATACCCATTTACAAAGGAAGTGAAGTACTAACATGGCATTTTCACCAAGCGATCCCTTAGATATTGGTAGCATTGAAGGTGATGGAAAACAAACAGCATTTAATAAAATAAAAAATGAAATAAACTATATATTTTCTGTATTTAGTAGCTTGTTTAGCCCATCAACAGGACATAAGCATACAGGTGCTGTCAATGATGCTCCAAAACTAACAGCCGCTAACATAGTAAGCGTTGCGACTGGAAATGTAACGTCTGAAAATGTACAGGATGCTATTAATGAGTTTGATACTAGTCTAACGGCACATAAAACAGATGCAGAAGCACACGTTGACCAGTTTAGCGCATTAGGTGGTACATTAGCCGAAAAGGCGTTATTGGCAGGAAGTGCAACTCAGTTGTTTTCTGTTGCCAATGCTACAAGTATAGCCCATGCACTAGCGTTGGGACAACTAACTGGCGTATTAAGTGCTAGTGGTCATGTAAAAATTCCTATTATGGAAGGTGCGACAAAAAAACAAATTATCATACAATGGGGTGCTATTACAGTTTCATCAAATACAAACTTAGAAGTAGCATTTCAAACACCTTTTATATCTGCATGTTACGGAGTTTTTACAAGTGGTATTAATGGCAGTTTTGGTAATTCTGATTCGTTCCGCCTTGCAAGCACACCTACACTTACGAACGTTACAATTAACAACCCATTTGATGGCCAATTAAGTGGCTATTACTTTGCAATAGGATCATAGGAGGTGACACATGTACACATTACAAAATACACTAAACATAGTACCAGGTGGGACTAACGTAGAAGACGGATTTACTAAGCTTACTGGTGAGGATCAATTATTATATGATGCGATTAATGAGGTTGATGCAGCGAAGGAAACTCCAACAGGGGCGCAGGATAAAGCTGATGCGGTGCAAGCTAACTTGACGAGTCACATTAACGATGCGACAGATACACACATGGCTAGTGCGGTTGGAAATACTCCCGCTGGTGGGATTAGTGCAGTTACGGTGCAGGGTGCTATTGACGAATTAGACAGTGAAAAGGCGAGTATAGCGCAATTACAGGATTATTCGTTTACGGCTAAGGTTGCCGATGTTATAACTAGCGTAGATCCAAGGAGTTTTGGAGCTGTAGGTGATGGGGTTGCTGATGATACCACAGCAATACAAAATTGTTTAATATACGCATTCGCCAACAATTTAAATATAACATCACAACCATTAAATTATGCTATTGGTTCAACAGTAATAATACCGCAAAACCCTTCATTTGCTAGATTGATTGATATTAATTTTAATGGTGCTAAGTTTACAATGCTGGCGGATGTTACATTATTTACATCGGGGTATGACAACGCGGGTGTTTTAACCTCTAATTTTGGCACTGTATTAGGATTTAGCAACAGCTTTGAGGTTACATTAAGAAATTTTTCCATATATTCATCGGTTGGCTTGTTGTTGTCCACTACGCTTAAAATCCAAGACTACCACCAAGGTTGTTTATTACAAAATATCGCAAGTAATTACACACAAACAATACTTGAATCTTGTAATAATTTCTATGCTTCGTTTGATGGGATACGAACGATACTCTCAGGGACAGGAACCCAATCGAGATTTATATTTTCATCACAACATAATCTGTGTAAGTTTTCTAATTTACTTGCAACAAATTCAACAATTGGGTATCACTTCAAAGGGTCGTTAACCGCTTGTCAGTTAACAAATATGTCATTTGAGGGTATAAATATTGGCGCGCAATTTGATAATTATGTATATGATTGTTCCCTTGAAAACAGTTATATAGAAAATATTAGTGACGTAGCAATTAAATTTATTGGGAATGTTTACGGGTTTACAATAAAAAACAACTATATTAATTTTTTAAATAATCCAAACATGTATCTTGTTGAATATGTTCCCCTGCCGAACAATAACGTCATTGTAGGTGTGGATAATTATTTCGGAGCAATGCCGAGTGATGCCAATATTTTTAAGACTAAAGATAACACACCGGGATATAGCCTGCTAACTATTCAACGTCCACCCCAATTTGCATCAAACATTGATATGCTCTATGTGGACAATGCTAATTTTTCAAATCAAACTGACTATATACAGCGAATGTCAATGACAAGAGGGAAGGCCAATGTTGTTAATAAATACGTGGTTGGAAACTATGCAGGTATGTTTACTACAGGCTTCGATGTTTTAACAGGCGGGTCTTGGTTAAATAATTCTAATAACATATTAGCAATCCGAACAAAAATTACCAACAGTTTCACTCAAAATATTTATATTAATATTAAAATATCAGCTACAACAATCACTTTTATTAAAGGTAATTTTATCGGGACAGTTTTTTATGAATACACAGCAACAGGCGTACTAGTAACTACTGCACTATCAATCACCATTGTTAATGGATTTTTACAAATTAATGCGCCCGCTGTTACTGGTACTATAACAGCCGTTTATGGTGAAATTAGATTAATATGACACTCACTGAATGGATAACCCTCTACGAATCCCGCGCAGAACCCTTCATTCCCCTTCCAAACTTCCTAACCTACTTCTCGCCTGACAAGGGCTTTTTTTTATGGAAAGTCACAGGTGATGCGTTTGAAATCGACCACACCTGCACCTCAGATGCACACCACATGAACAAAATAGCCAATGAAATGGCAAAGATCAGAGGTTGTCGCTTGATAAGAACGGCAACCTTTCGTGATCCTGCCGCCTACATGCGGTTTATGAAATGCGTACCAAACCTATCTCTAAGCGGTATTAGACCTAATGGAAAATTCTATTGGGTAATGGAACGTTTAGTAAAATGAAAGGGGTGATTAAATGAGATTTTTTGATGATACAGACTTTACTGACTTTAAAGGACTGCCAAGGATGCACTTTAAAGGACAAACGCAAACAACCAAACGCGATATACCTGCACAAGATGCGGTTGAAAAAGGATTACAAGGCAATTCGGTTAACTATGCTAATTCCACAATGGGAACAGCTAACAACCTTCTAAACAATACTAATCAAGTAGTCGGCAACTTTGATAACGTGTACGGCGATTACAACAATACCTCTCAGACTGTCAATGATGGCTATGATAGCCTTTTAAAAGGGTTACTGCCACAACAGTACCAAGCTAATAGACAGCAAGCCTTAAACGCTGATTTGACAGGCACAATGGGCAATGCAATCAACGGGCTAGGTAGCCGCGGTATACTTAATTCTTCTGTGACAGGCAGCGCGTTGAATGGTATCACTCGAAATGCTTCGGATACTCTAGCAAGAAACTTTGCAAGTGATATGAGTGGGTATGCTGGCATACTTGGCAATACGGCAGCAAATAACAACAACAACCTCAACAACTACACAGGGTTAGTAAGTAGCCAGTTAGGTAATGCCAATAATGCTTATAACAACACTGGTGATCTGTTTAAGACTATGTATAGTGGTCGGATGGGTACTGCTGGACAGACTACTACAGAAAATGATGGAGGTGCAGGTTTAATTTCTGCAATTGGAGCAATTGGTTCAGCAGGTGCGCTCTGTTTTATTGGTGGTACTAAAGTATCAACTCCAAACGGCGATAAAAATATTGAGGATATTAAATTAGGTGATCTTGTTGTTTCCTCTGATGGAGTGCAAACTGTAACCTATGTGCAAGAACCTTGTATCTCAAATGACAAATATATGACCGTCACAATAGGTAATAAACAAGTTACAACTACTTCTATGCAAACTTTTATTACTCCTGATGGTGACGTACTAGCAAAGGATTTAAGACATGTTCCTGCTAAGGTAGAAACAGTGTATGACTTTTCTACTACTGGATCAAATACCTATTATGCAAACGGTTTGCTTGTAAGGGGGCGGTAATATGTACAGACAACAACCTTATGGGTGGGGAGATGCAATAGGGCAAATATTAGGCGCTGTTATGCAACGTAATAAAGAACGTGGAGAAAGAAAAGATTTTGTCAATATGCTAGGTGATGCTTCAAAATTCGGCACAGACACGCTAGGCAATCTTGATGTGGGTGGTCAAACTCACATGCAAGACCTAGCAAGCCGAGAAAATGGCGGCAACTACATGAATAAAACTGGTGAGGATAAAATTAGGCAGGGATTACTACCTGCAAGATTTCAAACTCCTACACTACAATCCCCTGATTCAAATATGCTTGGTCAAGGATTGCTAGGACAACCACAACAACAGCAGCCAATGAGTATAGAGCAAGCAATAGCACCAGCACAAAAGGCAATGGCTCAATACTCCCCTGAGAACAATCCTGTCAACATTACAACCTCTGCACCTAAGACACTTGCACAGCAAACTAGCATGATTAAGTCACAGATCGGCCCTGCTATGAAGGAACTAATGGCAAAGAATAAAGGTTATGATCCACGTCAACTATATACTATGTTACAACAGGCAACTAATGATAAGATTGCCGAGCATACAGCTACTTATAACCAAGATGAAAGTGATAAATTACTTACTAGATACCAGTCATCTAAAAACCCACAAGAAAAAACATGGTTGGCAGCAATAGCAAAACAGAAGTATAAAATTGATTTAGTAGAAGCCGCTAAACAATATGAAGTTAGCGCAGGAGATCGGTTTAAAGAGGATAATACTAACGCAAGATGGCTGACACCTAGTGGGAATAATACGCAAAATAACGAAACAGAATTATATAAATGGGGAACTCCTAGCGCAAACAACACACAAACAACGCAAGCTTCTATGTATAGTGCTGATTCAAGGGCTAATTCTAGTCGGTATGCAACAGATAATAGAAGAACAAACACAACGAACGGAAAATCTAATGGCACAGCAAAAGCATTATCACCGGATAAAGTAGGGCAGTATAGTAATAGGTATACTGAAATAATGTCAGACATTTATGATTCAAGTAAAGATGTTGATAGAAAAGAAAAAATAAATAACTACATGCTTGAATTAAACGCACTAGGAGAAGCACTTGATTTAGATGTTGAAAACGACCTTGATTATATAACTAAAACAAATCCTAAAGGTGTTTAGTAAGGAGGTTACTTGATGGCTTTTAAACCAATATCAAGAGAGTATGTGCAAAACATAACTGCGCCACAAGAACCAGCAGAAAAGAGTTGGGCAGAACGGGCGAAGGACGATTTAGTTTCTACTGTTGGGAATTTCCTTACAGGCGCACAACAGGGCTATGACGAGTTTGGGAGAACGCAAGATAAACTGAATGATATGATGTATGAACAACATACACCAGAAGACTGGAATCAAGCAAGCGAACAATCAGGCAAGGCTATTAATTCTCTTATAAACGAAACTGTTTTACCTGTTACTGCATTTGTTCCAGGATTAACAATTCCTTCTGTTGCTGGTATGCTTTATAATGGTGCAAAAGAAACTTATAACAACACAGATGGAACAGTACTAGAAAAAACAGGTAATGCCATTCGTGGTGTTACCTATGGCCCTGTTGTCGATATGTATAACAACCCCAACCTAAAACAAGAGTTCCACAATAGACCTATTAGCACATTGCTAAGTGGAGTAATGGCGGCAGGTCAAGCCGTCTTACCTGTTGTTGGCGCTCGTTATGGAGTTAAAAAAGCAGGTAATTTAAAAGATGAATTAGTGTCTAAAGTAGATGCTAAATTAAATGAAATTACCGACAATCCACCTCTTGAAAATATAGGTATACAAGGACTTGATGCATTAGACCAATTAGATGCACCAAATAGAGGTTTCCGCGCAGCCACTAAAGAAGAATTAAAACAAACTGTTATGGAACAGTTAGAACAAATAAAAGCGCAGAAGTTTGACGAAGCTAATACACAATCTTATCTTAATGATATGGCGAGACAAGAAAGAGAATCTAACGCACTTCAAGCGCAAAAGAATGAAATATCAGGTTCAGTATTGTTTAATCCTCTTGACCGCATGGAGGTTGGCGCAGACCTTCCCACCAAAACAACGCTAGGGGGGCAAGGTAAGGTTTTAGGCGAACATCCTATACCTAGTGAGTTATATCTAGGAGAGAAGCCTAAACCGCAGGAAATAATCCAAGAGAAACGTCCTAGATACTCACAACCACAAGAACGACCTTTTCTTCCATCAGCAGAACAATTGATTGACGAACGAAGTATTAATAATATCTATCGTGACAATGGAATCGGTAAAGAACAATTTTCCGTACTTGATAAAAAAGAATTATCTAGGCAGATAGTGCAATCTGTAAAAAATAAAGATTTTGCGGAAGCTTCACGAATTGCCGAACAGATTGGAAATTCAAAACTAGCTGACACTTTACGGAGTGTCAAGCAAGAACAACCTAAAAATATTCCTTTAACACAGGCTGAAAAGCCACATCAAGAATTAGTTGACCGAGTAGATAGACAGGTAAAACTTAATAGCGGATTTGACCCAACAGGTGGCAGATATGACCATATAAATCTAGCCGAACAAGCAACGAAAACAGCACTCAAAGTCAGAGATAGAATAGTAAACGGTGTAGAAGATAACCGTATTATTGATAATAATAGTAAAGGGTTGAAAGACTTACCACCTATCAAAAAGGTTCTGCAACGTGCATATCAGCAGACTATTGATTCCATTGACCCTATCAGTAGATACGACAAAGAGGTTTATAAATCTGCTAGGCTTGCAAACGGTTCAGCCGTAGGTAAAGCAGAATCAATGATTAAAAATCAACATAATCCTAATTCCTTCGAGAATATAACAAAGCCAATCCATGACAAAATAGATGATTTTGCTGAATATATGGTAGCTGTCAGAGCAAAAGAACTACACGCAACAGGGACAATGACAGGCGTTAGCAATGCGAAGATAGCAAAGATTATAGCTGATGCACCAAGAGAATTTGAACCTGTCAGAAAAGCAATGACTAAATATAGTGATAATCTTGTCGAAATGTTAGTTGATAGCGGAATGATTAGCGAAGAACACGCTATTAACATGTTTAACAAATATGAAAGCTATGCGCCAATGATGAAAGCGTTTGACGGTGAAGAAATCAGCGCAATGTTTAAAGGAAAAGGCGATTTAGGCAAGCCGATTAAGAATATTGAGGGTTCAGATTCAAAGGTTGTCAATCCAATAGAATCTATACTTAAAAATACTTACACTTTTAATATGATTGCCGAAACAAATAAAGTCCGTCAACAGGTGGCTAGACTTGCTGAACATTTCCCCGATGAAATAAAGATACTCAAAAACGGAGAATCAGCAGAAAAAGGAACAGGAACATTCGAATTTTTTGTCAATGGCGAGAAGCGTACAATGCAACTAGAACCGAGATTGTTTGAAGCTATTGCAAGCATGGACAGTCAACAGGCAGGAATAGTCGTTACTGTTTTATCAAAACCTGCTTCATGGCTTAGAGCAGGGGCAACCATCTCCCCCGAATTTATGGCTAAAAATCTTATTCGTGATACGATTGGCGCAGGAATAGTCGGCAAAGACTTTACGCCCTTCGTGGACAGCATGAGAGGGTTAAAATCGGCATGGACTAAGGATGCTGATTACTGGAAGTATAAAGAGGAAGGTGGGGCATTGGGACACCTTACAGGCCTTGACAGAAACCACATGCAGGAAATGCTCGACAATTACCGTTCTAAAAATAAGGTTCAAAAACTAGCTACTGCCTTTAATCCTAAATCATGGCTAGAGGTTTTGCGGAGAGGTCAAGAACTGTCTGAGGATGCTACAAGAATTGGTTATTATAAGAAACGTATGTCGAAAGGTGATTCCTCACATGAAGCTGCCTTTGAAGCTAGGGACTTATTAGACTTTGGACGTAGTGGAAATTGGACAAAAGAAGCAAACAAAGTATCTGCTTTTATTAATGTTTCGTTGCAGGGTACTGATAAGCTAGTACGGTCATTTAAAGAACGTCCATTAGAAACAGCCGTTAACACTATGAAATATCTTATATTGCCGTCAATGGCAGTATGGTACATGGGCAATGACAACGAACAAATTAAAGAATTGCCTAGATATGTTCGCGATATGTTTTGGGTAGTGCCTGTAGGTGACAAGCTGGTCAGAATACCTAAACCCTTTGAAGCTGGCGTATTATTTGCAACAGGAACAGAACGCACAATGGAAGCAATGTTCGGCAATAGTAAAACCCCATATAAAGGTTATGGTCACAGCTTGTATGAGGTAACGTTACCAAACCTACTGCCTACGGCCTTAATTCCTTTGGGCGAATGGTGGGCTAACAAATCATTTTTTACAGGCCAAGCAATCGTTCCAATGAAAGAACAAGACTTGCCCGATGAAATGCAGTACGGCCCATACACTTCTAACGTTGCTAAATTTGCAGGAGAAAAAACAGGACAATCACCACGCAAGATTGATAATGCCATTCGTGGGCTTACAGGTGGCGCAGGAACAGCCGTTGTGTCAGGCATTGATACATTGACTGGTGGGGGAACAAATAGACCAGCACAGACGTTATCTGACATGCCAGTCGTTAAGGCGTTTATTGCTGACCCACGCAAAGGGCAACAGTCTACACAAGATTTCTATGATGAATTAGACAAATATACTAAAGCTAAAAGAGCCGAAACTGTTCGCAATGTCAAAATGACAACCATTGAAAAGAAAAACTATGACTCTCTAAATAATGCGAATACCGCATTAAAAGCACTCAACAAGGAAGAAAGAAAAATTACCGACTCTACCACACTTTCTCCCGAAGCAAAACGTGCAAAATTGGACAAAATAATAGATGCACAGACTAAGTTAGTCCAAGCATCTTTAAAGAAGTTGCGTTAATTACTACGTCCAAAAAACATAATTGATAGCAGGGGTATATATATAATTGTCGCTACCCAAAACATAGTGAAGTTATCTTTAGGCCCAACACAATAAGCAAAAGCTACACAAACGATAGTAATTAACCATAATTTTATTATTTTATCCACTTTCTCACCACCTCAAAAATTCATATACAAATCCCCAAATCTAAGATACAATCAACTCACATACGGATAGCATAATTTAGCTGATTATCGCGACAAAGAGAACCTAGCTCCTTCCGTATGTTTAACTAGGCACAAGCAACTTTTAATGAGTTGCTATTTTTTATGAAACTAGGAGGGTTAATGAATAATTATGAAGATGTTATAAAACAGGCCACGCCACCAGTCACAGTGTCAACCCTAAGTTTATTAAACGTCCAACTATCAGACTGGGTATATATACTAACTATTATATACCTACTTTTACAAATAGCTATAATGATTCGCAAAATGTTTAGGAAGTGAGAAGATGCTAGATAAGATAAAAACTCACTTAATAGAAATATTCGCATGTATGTTTTTAATATTGTTTATATTTTGGAGCATTGGCTACTGGGCTAATGCTCTTTTCAATACCAAGTTTGATCTTGCAAGCTGTTGGGGAGGTGTTGCAGCACTTGGAGGATCAGGAACGTTGGCAGCCATCAAATATATTTATGATTCAAAATATAACAGTAACGAGGGGGATAAAATCCAATAAAAATGTCAGTTAATGCCGGGCATTGTCCCGGGCTTGACAGTGGCGCAGTAGGACAAACAGGACTGCAAGAAGCAGACGTTGCCAAAGATATTACCGAACGTATTATTAGAATACTCAAAGAGCAAGCACATAATGCGTTATTTTGCGCACGAAACGACATT